TGCCCTGCAGAATAGCCGCGGCGGCCGGCGATAGCTGTGGCGCGTCCGCTGCCGCCACCTGCTGCGCCGGCTGCTGCCCGAGGAGCCCAGTGACCGGGCCGGGCGCACCGGCTGCTGGCGGGGTCGCGAGCTGGGGCGGCGCGGCCGAGGTCGGGTCAGGAAGCTTCAGTAAGCCGCCCGGAGGCACGGCAGGAGCCGGCGGCCCTCCCTCGATCCTGACCGGCGGCGCGTTTGGCGAGGCGCCGGGCGGGACGTAGACGCCCTGCGGCCCCGGTTGACCGGGTACTGGCGCGTATGGTCCGACCTGTGAGCCGGGCGCGGCGGCTGGCTGATCGCCGGTCGAGGCGGTCTGGGGAGATGCGCCACCACCCTGGTACTTGCCCAGATTGGCGGCATAGTTCCCCATATGGAGCGTCGACCACTGACCGTGCAAAGCGCTGGCAACCTGATCGGTCTTGCCTGCCTGCAGATCGGTGAGGAGATCGCGGCCGGTCTGTTCTTTGTAAGTGTCGGCAGCGAGGTGCCACCCGGCTTGGTCCTGAGTGACCGGCGTAAAGTCGCCAAACCCATACTTTGCCTGCAGCGGCTTCCAGGTTTTGTTGACGATCTGATATCGCCCGGCGGCAGTCGAGTCTCCTTGAGGCCCCGGCTCGGGGATATTTGGGTGTGCGGCATAGCTGTCAAAGGTTTTATCGCCGCCGGGGCCGCCCCAGCGCACGTTGTAAGCGCCGCCGCTCTCGGGCCCGGAGATGGTGTCGAGCAGAGCGCGCGCCTCGGGCGGCAAACTCGGGTCGGCCGTCGTGCTTGATACCTGCTTGCCGCTCTGGCTGGCGATGATCTTCTGGGGTCCAGTCAGCTTGCCATCGGTGCCTGTGCCTGTGCCCGGAGCTCCCTTCTCCATCCCGAGCGCGACCGGATAAAGCTGGTTGTTCATGCCTAACGCGTGGACGTTGGCCTCCGCAAGCTGTCCTTGATAGCCGGCAAGTTGCGCCTGCGCCTGCTCCAGCCGCGCCTTGATCAGGCTGTCGCCCGCGGTGGCCGCCGCGCCGCCTGCCGAGCCAAGAAAACTGCCCCACGGCATGCCGCCCTTGTACGGCACCGGCATCGACGCTTGAGCCATCGCCTGCGCTGCCGCGCCCAGCTCGCGGATGCGAAACGCTTGCTGGGTCGCCGGATCGGAGAGTAGGCCGCCATAGGCCGCCTGCGGGTCGTAGCTGCCAAACCAGCCGCCGACCTTGCCGAGCAGGCCGGGTAGAAACCCCTGATCGGCGGGTTGTGGGTCGGCCATCGGCTAGGCTCCCATCTGAAGAGCGCGGAAAGCGGCTTCAGGGTCCAGCGGGGCATGCCCCGACGCGCCGTATCGGTAAATGCTGTACGGGCTAAGCTGGTGGAACGGCATCTGCGGCGGGAGCGGCATTTGAGGCCGGGTCGGTTGCTGCATCGGGGCTAAGCCGCTGCCGATCTGCTTTATTGCGTTTTGCCCAGCCTGCGAGCCGATACCTTTTGACAATTGATCCCACAGGCTCGGCTGGTTGAGGCTGGCCAGTTGCGAAAGCTGGTCAGGCGTCATGCCGGGAGCCAAAGGCGGCCCGCCGGCAGCCAGCGACTGCGCTGCCGGGTCCATGCCGGTGTTGGGCTGTTGCGATCCCTGCCCAAGCCAGGGATAGGTGCTCGGCGCACCGCTACCACCAAAGAAGCTGCCCCAGCTATCGGGAAAGAGCCCTGGCATTGTGGCTACCTCATCAAATCATGGAATCATGGCAGCGAGCGTCGCCGCACCGGTCAGGCCCGAGAGAATCTGCTGTCCGGTGTTGCTGTAATACGGCTGCGTCTGCGTCGTCATGGTATTGCCCCCGATCGGTGAGCCGATGATTGAGCTGTAATTCTGCAGCGGCGCCCACATGCTGTTGAACGCGGTTGAGGCCTGCGACAGCGGGAAGTTGGCGAGGCTCGGCGCCATCTGCGCCAGGCCGCCAAGATTGAGCATGCCGCTGTTCGCGGCGTTGGCGCCGGCGCCGTACGCGCTGGCTGCGGTGCCGTAGCCTTGATTGGCGACCTGGCCTGCGGTGCCGAGACCCGACATCATTTGCTGCAACCCCGAGAGGCTGAGCCCGCCCCCGGCGTTATAGGCATTCGCCGCATTGCTGATGCCGGTGTTGTAGAGACCGCCCTCGGTCGCCGCGGCCTGGTTTGTCGCGTTAAGCCCTTGAGTGTAGGCGTTGCCGATAATGCCGGTATCCAGATTTGCCAACCCGCGACCGAGCCCGATCTGGTTTTGCTGCTGTGCATTACCCAAGGCACCAGAGCCATAGCGCCCAGCGCTTTCAAAACTCGATGCGGTCTGCGGCGCTGTCGCTGTTTGATACGCGTCCGTCAGGGCTTGGTTGCCTTGGCTCAGCATGCCGGCCATCGCCGGGTTTGTGCTGGGGTCGATGTATTTGCCCGACGCTAGCCCGGTAAGGCCGGAGCTGAAAGCCGGGTTGTTCAGCGCCATGCCGCCAATACCGGAGAGCGCGCCGGCATAGGGCGAGACTGTGCCGGGAGCCTGGTTTGCGGCGTTGGCGATCGCGCCGCCATATTGCAGCCCGGTCCCCATCGCACCACTGGCGACGTTGTTGAGGCCGCCGATCTGCGGGCCGCCGGGCAGTTGGCTCTGCGGCAGGCTGCCAGCGAGCGCCTGGTTGGTGAAGTTTAGCGCGGCCGGCACCGTGCCGGTGGAGAGACCGCCAGCGGCGTTGTAGTTCTGGGTCGTCAGGCCCCTGATGTAATCGAGATACTGTTGCCCCGCCGTGGTGCTCGGGTCATAGCCAGGGCCGCCCGCCAGAGTGCCCGCGACATTCCACCCCGGCTGCAGATAATTCGCCTGCATCTGCCCGAGTGGGTTGCTCTGCTGGGTGGTTGTGGTGCTCGGCGACGACGTGGTTCCCATTGCCTAATCCTTTAGCCGGCGCACCAGCGACACGCCGATGATCTCAAAACCAAATCGGCTCCAGCCCTTGCGTTCAAAACCGGCGATGCTGATGCAATCGAGGCTTTCGGCCTGCGCCTCGAGCGCATCGAGAATGGGTCTAAACAAACGTCGCAACCCGGTGCCGGCGATAAACCGCACCTCAAGCACCCGGCAGCGCGGGTATTGACGGATTTCGGTGACGACAACCGCGGCGATCGGGCCGCCATCGCGGATGACAAACATCGACAGCCGGCCCTGCATCACCAGCAGCAGGATATCGATCGGCTCATAGGCGCGATCCCGGTCGGTGGCGCGTTTCAGGATCGGCTCGATCTGCGGCCAGCACAACAGGATATCGTCCGGCGGCGGCAGGCTTACATCGATCTCGTCAGCCCAGGAGGACGGCGACGTAGGTAAGGTCAGTATATGTGCTGTTGGCATGATGTATCGTCGCGCTGCCCCTGGTCGGCTCGATCCAAATCGTCGGCAACATATCGACGGCGTGCGCGCTTGCCGGCATCAGCCCGATAAACGTGTATCGACCGATCCGGCTGTCCATAAACATCGAATTGGTGGCGTTGGCGGCGAGCGTCACCTCCATCGTCGCGCCGATGCTGCCACGCAGTACCTTGTTGAGCGCACCGGCAACACGCACCAGGCTGGCGCCGACATTGCCGACATCGGCCGGGATGAGCGGGATAACCGGCGGCCGGTCGAGGATCGCGTCCGCCATCAGCGAATGCCCTCGGGCCGCGCCATCGCGTCGATGCCCATCAGATTGCGGAAGTTGGCGCCCGCCGGCAGTGTCATCTGGAACCTGACATATCGCCCGGTGCAGCGCTGCGGGCAATTGCCGAGGATGTTCTCGGGCACTGCTCCCTGATAGACGACCGACTGTCTCAGCATCTCGCGCGTGCCGATCGCCACGCTCGCTGGCATGATCGCATCGTGCAACGGCCGGGCGCCGGTGATGCGCGCGCGGCGATCGGGAAAGAGCTGCCCCTCAGTAGTCTCGATTGTCGCCGGCAGGCTTGGGCCGGTAATGAAGTTCTGCCGGTGGTTGCCGTCAAACCATGTGATCAGCGGATTGCCGCCGGTCCACACCGGACTATCGAGCGAGAATTTGAGCTCTTCCAGACTGCCAAACGGGTCGAGCTGATCGAGATTATAGCCCGCCGTCGAATAGGTTATGCTCTCGACCCATTCGACCGGAATCGCGGTCAATTCGATCAGCGACCAGCGGCTCAGTTCCCAGTTAAAGACGATACAACGGTTGAACAGCCCGCTATTGCCCTGCCCGTGATAGAACCACAGGATGAGCTTGCGGGCCGGGTCCCAGGTCCCCTGAACATCGCGCAGATGCGCTACGTCGAGGTCGTCGTGGAACGTCCGATCAACTTTCTGCGCGCCGATCCCCGTACTCGAAGCGCCGTCAAACGCAGCAAACCCGTCGCTGCCGAGGTAATAAGCCACTGCGAGTTCAGCGCCATTGGCCCCCGGCAGCCGCCGCAGCACCACCGAGAGCGATGCGTCGGTGCCGGCCGAACCCTGCGCCACGGCAAAGTCAAAAATCGCCGGGCTGCCGGCATAGGCAACGCGGTAGATCCCCCGCTCGCAAAACACGGCGCCATCGGCCGCCG